GGGGAAAAATTAAGAAGCCTCAGCTACTGGCGAGAATTGAACGCCTTGAACAGCACGGGCAAACCGTAATCCCCGGACTCACTAATTAACGGCAGTACAGCGAAACAACCCAAGCCAGTAAGTAGGGAAATAACACTGGCAGCCACTGAAAGATGAACCTCCAGCCTTATGGCAAAAAAGATTCTTTGTGGTGGCGGACTGATGGAAAGACATCGGATAGAATAAAACAGTGGCTAGGGTAGCTCCCGAAAAGCGGAATCGTCACCGCCAGCCACTGAATCTATGACGAACAACTAGACGAGGTTGATATGAGTGAAATTGATAAAATAATAAATGGTACATGTAACTTTCAATCAATGCCGCCAGGTAGTTATGTAAAACAATGTAGTGAAATAGTTAATGGTCAGCTTGTAATGTCAAATGCAGGACGCGGAGTTTCTGCGGATGAAAAAAAATCAATAAATGAAGCCCTGTTAAGCATCAATGTTTTTGACTTGTTTCGCCCATCTTGGGTTATCTTGCAAAATAGTAACCAATTCCCACATTATTGATAATTAATTATTAAATTGGTCGCTAAGTCGGCCTTTTTTATTGCCATCACAAAAGCCATTCCCTACAGAGTGGCTTTGATAATGGCTTATACCCTACACGGGATAACTTAACTGATATCCCTTTTAACGGATAAACGGAGCCAACAATGGCAGAGATTATTCCCATGACTGAAGAACAGAAATTCCAGTTAGAGATTTACAAACTGGTCATGAACCAGAACGCAGCCGCAGAAGAAGCATTTCAATTCATTGGCACTGATGAGCTGAAGCTTGAGCTATTCAAAATTCACTTCCAGTCAGGCGGCGCTAATTCAGATATCACGACCCGCACTATCGAAGCGGTGCGTAAATCGAAGGAAGCGTTAGACCTGTTCACTACCGGAGTGTAAGAGATGACTGAACAAGAAATGCCGAGATACCAGTGCCACAAAAAAGTTCGCGCCCTGAAGATTGGCTCTATAGAACATAAGCCAAACCCAGATCAGTCTGGTAAGACTGGCTCTTCTAGTTATGGGGCAATTATTCATCCGGATGATAAGAAATACGCAGCATTTGATGTTAGCGCGGAATATATCTGTAAGCACCGACCAATGTCTGGAGGCTATTACGTTGTCTATGAGGATGGATATGAATCATATTCTCCTGCTGAGGTATTTGAGTCTGGATATTCAAAATTATAGGAATCCTCTATGACAAGCGTCGTTGATCTTGGTAAGGAGAAGAAATTCCCAATTACTCAAGAGCTATACGAGCGACTTGAAAGCGTCATCCATGATTACGATGGTGAAATCAGTTTATGCGAGGCGATTGGCACACTCGAATTGCTGAAGCAGTCACTGATTGAAGGCGCGAAAGAGTCCTTAACCTGAAATGACAATTAAGTGAGATGAATATGGCAGCACCAAAGGGCAACCGATTTTGGGAGGCCCGCAGTAGTCATGGGCGAAATCCTAAATTCGAATCGCCTGAGGCGCTGTGGGCTGCTTGTTGTGAATACTTCGAGTGGGTAGAAGCTAACCCGCTATGGGAGATGAAGGCGTTCTCGTATCAGGGTGAAGTGATACAAGAGCCTATCGCCAAGATGCGAGCGATGACTATTACAGGCCTCACTCTGTTCATTGATGTGACGCTTGAAACATGGCGCACATATCGCCTGCGAGAAGATTTATCTGAAGTCGTTACGCGAGCAGAGCAGGTCATCTACGACCAGAAATTCTCTGGCGCAGCCGCTGACCTTCTCAACGCTAACATCATCGCCCGTGATTTGGGCCTCAAAGAGCAGTCGCAAGTTGAAGACGTGACACCTGATAAGGGAGATCGCGATAAGCGACGCTCTCGTATCAAGGAGCTATTCAACCGTGGAACTGGACGCGATTCTTGATAACCTGAGCGACGAAGAGCAAATCGAATTGCTCGAGCTACTCGAAGAAGAAGAGAACTACCGGAACACACACCTGCTATATGAATTTACGCCATACAGCAAACAGCGTGAGTTCATCGACGCCGGGCATGACTATCCAGAGCGCTGTTTTATGGCTGGTAACCAGCTTGGTAAGTCATTTACTGGGGCTGCTGAAGTCGCGTTTCACCTTACCGGGCGTTATCCGGGAACAAAAGGCTATCCGGCTGATGGTAAATATGGTGGGGAGTGGAAAGGTAAGCGTTTCTATGAGCCTGTTGTCTTCTGGATTGGCGGCGAGACAAACGAGACTGTAACCAAAACGACTCAACGCATCCTGTGTGGTCGTATCGAAGAGAATGATGAGCCAGGCTACGGTTCCATACCTAAAGAAGACATCATTAGCTGGAAGAAGTCTCCTTTCTTTCCGAACCTTGTTGATCATCTTCTGGTTAAGCATCACACGGCTGATGGCGTTGAAGATGGCATTTCAATCTGCTACTTCAAACCATACTCGCAAGGCCGCGCTCGCTGGCAGGGTGACACAATCCACGGCGTGTGGTTTGACGAAGAGCCACCATACAGCATTTATGGCGAAGGTCTTACCCGTACCAACAAATACGGGCAATTCTCAATTCTGACGTTTACCCCGCTGATGGGGATGTCTGACGTTGTTACCAAGTTCCTGAAGAATCCCAGCAAGTCGCAGAAAGTGGTCAACATGACCATCTATGACGCTGAGCACTACACCGACGAGCAGAAAGAGCAAATCATCGCATCCTATCCTGAGCATGAGAGAGAGGCGCGTGCTCGCGGTATTCCTACGATGGGTAGTGGTCGAATCTTCCAGATACCGGAAGAGACAATTAAGTGTCAGCCGTTCGAGTGTCCTGATCACTTCTACGTAATTGGCGGGATGGATTTCGGATGGGATCACCCACAGGCGCAGGTTCAGCTTTGGTGGGATAAGGACGCAGACATAATCTACCTTTCACGCGTTTGGAAGGCGAAAGAAAAAACAGCCGTTCAGGCATGGGGAGCCGTTAAATCATGGGCGCATAAAGTGCCAACCGCATGGCCTCATGACGGAAACCAGCACGAGAAGGGCGGCGGTGAGCAGCTCAAATGGCAGTACGCGGACGCTGGTTTTATGATGTTGCAGGAGCATGCGACATGGCCTGATGGCGGTAATGCTGTTGAGCCTGGCATCACTGAATTGCGAGACATGATGCTCGACGGTCGCTTCAAAGTATTCAACACCTGTGAGCCATTCTTTGAGGAGTTCCGCCTCTATCACCGTGATGAAAACGGGAAAATCGTCAAGCTTAACGACGACGTGCTATCCGCCGTTCGCTATGCATACATGATGCGCCGCTTCGCAAAAATGATGCGCGACATCAAAAAGCCAAAAGAGAAAAAGATACCAGCCCCAATCAGGCCCATCGCACGGAGAACTTAAATGGCCGACGAAAACAGACTCAATTCCATTCTGTGTAAGTTTGACGCAGACTGGATGGCGAGCGATGAAGCCAGAACCGAGGCGACAAATGACCTGTATTTTAGCCGAGTGTCGCAATGGGATGACTGGCTATCAAACTACACCACCCTGCAATATCGCGGACAATTCGATGTTGTCCGCCCGGTGGTCAGGAAGCTGGTCGCAGAGATGCGCCGGAACCCTATCGACGTTCTCTTCAGACCAAAAGACGGCGCTAATCCTGATGCTGCCGATGTGCTGATGGGGATGTATCGTACTGATATGCGCCATAACACGGCAAAAATTGCCGTTAACGTTGGCGTTCGTGAGCAGATAGAGTCCGGCGTTGGTGCATGGCGTCTGGTCACGCAGTACGAAGACAACGACCCAACAAGCAACAATCAGGTAATCCGACGCCTGCCAATCCATGAAGCTTGCTCACACGTTATATGGGACGCCAACAGCAAGCAGATGGATAAGAGCGACGCTAAGCATTGCACGGTGATTAACGCCTTGTCGCGCAATGGCTGGAAAGAGTTCGCAGAGGATTACGGTATTGACCCGGATACCTTGCCATCTTTCCAGAATCCTAACGATACATGGCTATTCCCGTGGGTGTCGAATGATGTCGTCTACGTCGCTGAGTATTACGAGGTAGAAGAGAAGAAGGAGAAGGTCTTCATCTACCGCGACCCGCTGACAGGCGAGCCGGTCAGCTATTACCAGCAGGATATCAAAGACGTCATCGACGACCTGGCTAATCGTGGATTCATTAAGGTAGCAGAGCGCAAGGTGAAGCGTCGGCGTGTGTATAAGTCGATCGTCACCTGCACGCAGATACTGAAAGACCGCGAGAAGATAGCTGGAGAGCATATCCCAATCGTTCCAGTGTATGGCGAATGGTCATTCGCTGGTGACAAGGAGTGCTACGAAGGAGTGGTAAGGCTGACGAAAGACGGTCAGCGCCTTCGTAACATGATTATGTCGTTCAACGCCGATATTGTTGCTCGTTCACCGAAGAAGAAACCTACCTTCTTCCCTGAGCAAATCGAAGGCTACGAATATATGTACGGTGGAAATGATGACTATCCGTACTATCTGCAGAACAAGGCCGATGAAAACGGTAACGACCTGCCGATTGGTCCAATCTCCTACATGGAAAACCCTGAAGTGCCGCAAGCCAACGCTTACATGCTTGAGGCTGCCACCAACGCAGTGAAAGAGGTGGCTAGTCTTGGCGTGGATGCGCAGGCGGCAAATGGTCAGGTCGCTTTCGATACCGTCAATCAACTGAACATGCGGGCAGACCTTGAGACATACGTGTTTCAGGATAACCTGGCTACCGCAATGCGACGTGATGGCGAGATTTATGCCTCAATGGTCAACGATATTTATGACGTTCCTCGTCATGTAACGCTGACACTTGAAGATGGAAGCGAGAAAGACGTTCAACTCTATGCGCAAGTTGTCGATTACCAGTCCGGCAATGTGGTCACACTCAACGACATTCGCGGTCGCTATGAGTGCTATACAGACGTCGGACCATCCTTCCAGAGCATGAAGGAACAGAACCGCGCAGAGATTCAGGAGTTGCTCACCAAGGTTCCGCAAGGTACTCCAGAGTTCCAGATGCTGATGCTGCAATACTTCACGCTGCTTGACGGCAAAGGCGTCGAGATGATGCGAGAGTACGCGAACAAGCAACTGGTGATGATGGGGCTGAAGAAACCAGAAACACCTGAAGAGATGGAGATGGTACAGCAGGCACAACAACAGCCGCAGCAGCCATCAGCAGAGCAAATTCAGGCGCAGGGTATCCTTCTGCAAGGTCAGGCTGAATTGCTCAAGGCAGAGAACCAACAGGCGCAGATTCAGGTTGAAGCTGCCAAGGTTGAAGCCCAAAACCAACTCAACGCCGCGAAGATTGCAGAAATCTTCAACAATATGGACCTCGACAAGCAGGCAGAACTGCGTGAGTACCTCAAGCTCGTAGGTCAATTCCAGCAACAGCGCAGCAAAGATGCTCGTGCTAACGCTGAGCTGCTTCTTAAAGATGCAGACCAGACTCATTCACAACGCATGGATTTCGCGAATCTTATGCGTCAAGTTCAAATCCCCTCCGGCGGAGTAGCCGAGACACCTCAATAAGAGAGAGTTAATCATGGACCAAACCACCGACATTCAGGCTTCTGAAGAATTAACCCTGCCCGGCAATCATGCAGCGGCATCTGCTGATGGCTTAGTTGTCGATAATGCCAACGACAACGCAGGTCAGGAAGAAGGCTTCGAGATTGTCCTGAAAGACGATGAGAAACCAAAACAAGACCCGGCAACTAATGCTGAATTTGCCCGTCGCCGCATCGAACGCAAACGCCAGCGTGAGCTTGAGCAGCAGATGGAAGCGGTTAAGCGTGGAGAGTTGCCGGAGCACCTGCGGGTGAACCCTGAGTTACCAAAACAACCAGACCCTAACGATTATCTTTCCGAAGATGCACTGGCTAAGTACGACTATGACCAGAGCCGCGCACTGGCTGCCTTCCAGAAGGCAAACAGTGAATGGCAGATCAAGGCTATGGACGCACGAAGCCAGGCTGTTGCCGAGCAGGGTCGCAAAACTCAGGAGTTCACCCAGCAATCAGCGCAATACGTCGAGGCAGCCCGTAAGCACTACGACGCAGCGGAAAAGCTCAATATCCCTGACTATCAGGAGAAAGAGGATGCATTCATGCAACTGGTGCCGCCAGCAGTCGGTGCCGACATCATGCGCCTCTTCCCGGAGAAATCCGCCGCTCTCATGTATCACCTTGGTGCTAATCCTGAGAAAACACGCCAGTTGCTGGCGATGGACGGGCAATCAGCGCTGATTGAACTCACTCGACTGTCAGAGCGTTTAACTCTCAAGCCTAGAGCCAAGCCTGTTTCAGAAGCCCCGTTACCTGATGAACCCATTCAGGGACATGCTGTTGCTGCAAATATCTCTGCGATTGAAAAGCAGATGGAGGCGGCAGCAAACAAAGGGGATGTAGAGACGTACCGCAAGCTTAAGGCGCAACTGAATAAAGGAATTCGATAATGGCATTAAATGAAGGTCAACTGGTCACGTATGCTCTGGATGAAATCATCGAAACCGTCCAGAACCTGACGCCAATGGCGTCCAAAGTGACAAAATACACCCCTCCGGCAGAATCCATGCAGCGTTCAAGCAACACCGTGTGGATGCCTGTTGAGCAGGAAGCTCCAACCCAGACTGGCTGGGATTTAACTGGCAACGCAACCGGGATTCTGGAACTCTCCGTGAAATGCAACATGGGTGATCCGGATAACGATTTCTTCGAGCTTCGTGCAGATGACCTGCGTGATGAGCGTTCTTACCGTCGCCGCATCCAGGCATCCGCCAAAAAACTGGCGAATAACATTGAGTCAGCAATTGCCAAACAGGCAACCGAAATGGGCTCACTTGTTGTTCACGATACCCGCGCAATTGGTCCATCTACTGGCCTGTCTGGCTGGGATTTTGTGTCTGATGCAGAGCGCCTGATGTTCTCCCGTGAGCTAAACCGCGATATGGGCATCAGTTACTTCCTGAACCCTGACGATTACCGCAAAGCAGGCCGCAACCTGGTAGATGGTGACATCTTTGGGCGCGTTCCTGAAGAAGCGTATCGCAACGGTACTATTCAGCGTCAGATTGCTGGCTTTGATGAAATTCTTCGCTCACCGAAACTTCCGGCAGTTACTAAGTCAACCGCTACTGGTGTAACTGTGACTGGAGCGCAGAAGTTTAAGCCGCAGGCATACACCCTTGATACCGATGGTAACAAGGAGAACGTCGACAACCGTGTTGCAACGGTGACCGTATCCTCCACCACCGGATTTAAGCGCGGCGACAAAATCAGCTTCACTGGTGTGAAATTCCTGTCTCAGATGGCGAAGAACGTGCTGACTGATGATGCGACTTTCTCAATCACCCGTGTGATCGATGGTACTCACATCGAAATCACGCCGAAGCCGATTGCACTGGATGACGCGTCACTGACAAAAGAAGAGAAGGCTTACGCTAACGTAAACACCTCTCTTGCTGATACCACTCCGGTAAACGTTCTGAACGTGGCAACAACCACCGCTAACGTGTTCTGGGCTGATGACTCAATCCGTCTGCTGTCTCAGCCGATCCCGGTAACCCATGAACTGTTTGCTGGCATGAAAACGTCTTCCTTCAGCATTCCTGGCATTGGTGTTAACGGCATCTTCGCAACGCAGGGTGATATCAACACTCTGTCTGGTAAGTGCCGTATTGCTGTGTGGTATTCAGCATGTGCTGTACGACCAGAGGCAATTGGTGTTGGTCTGCCTAACCAGACTGCGTGATAACCAGAGGGAGCTTCGGCTCCCTTTTCTATTGGAGATACCAATGAGCGTAATGATTTTTCAGGCTGGCGGAGATACCAAAATCTGGGGGCGCAAGCTGAAAACGAAAACCGTTGATCCTGATGATGTAGCTGTGCACTTATCAAATGGCTGGTATAAGCACCCTGACGATGTTCCTGATGATCCTCTTGTTGGTGATCAAATTGGGAGTGTTGGCGGAGGTGAAACTTCCCCAGTTGATATGGGCGAAGTGTCCGACGGTTATCACACTTTTAACGAGCTTTACGCTCACCGAGTGCGCCTCTTCTCATCGCTGATGCATGCTTACGCTGAGCTTTCGTGGTGGTCTCGCAAACACAGTGACGGTGAAGAGTGGGATGGCTGGATCATTGCTGGTATCACCACTCCAGAAGGCGAAATCACTTATCACCTACCTGTTGAAGAAATCGAGTTCCTTCCTGAAGGTACTGAGCTTGAGTTCGGGAAAGAGTGGGATGGCCATGAAGCAAATGATGTTCTTGGACGACTCCTGAGTTTGCGTCCGGCTATTGCAGAGCCAGAGCCAGAAGAAAAACAGCGTAAAAAGCCTAGTCGAAAACCTAAGGCGGCAGCAGATGAACCTGACAACGAAGGGTGATTTAGTTCTTGCGGCATTACGTAAGCTCGGTGTGGCATCAAATGCCACGTTAACCGATGTCGAACCGCAGTCTATGGAAGACGGCGTCAACGACCTTGAAATGATGATGGCTGAATGGCTTGGCGGTGATGCGTCACCTGGTATCAACGTTGGCTACATTTTTGCTGATGCAGATGTCGCTCCGGATCCTGGCGATGAGCACGGTTTGTCAAATAACGCTATCAATGCCGTCATTTTCAACCTTGCCTGCCGCATTGCTCCAGATTATGCGCTGGAAGCGTCAGCAAAACTTATAACCACTGCCAGATATGGGAAAGAGCGACTCGTCAAACTGTCTGCAATGGACAGAGCAAAAGCCGCTAAATGTAAGTCCGGTTATCCAAACCGTATGCCTGTTGGTAGCGGTAACCAGTTGGCGAAGTGGAACGGTTGGAATTACTTCCACCGGAAGGAACCTTGCGATAACGGGAGCGAATAATGCCGATTCAGCAACTTCCGCTTATGAAAGGTGTCGGCAAAGACTTTCTAAACGCCGACTATATCGACTATCTGCCAGTGAATATGCTGGCTACACCCAAAGAAATCCTCAACAGCAGCGGATATCTTCGCTCATTCCCGGGCATTGCCAAACGTTCTGATGTGAACGGAGTATCGCGAGGCGTCGAGTACAACATGGCGCAGAGTGCTGTTTATCGTGTGTGTGGTGGCAAGCTGTACAAAGGAGAAAGTGAAGTCGGTGACGTTGCCGGAAGTGGTCGTGTATCAATGGCGCATGGTCGGACATCACAGGCGGTAGGCGTTAATGGTCAACTGGTCGAGTATCGCTATGATGGCACGGTTAAAACCGTCTCAAACTGGCCTACAGACAGTGGATTCACTCAGTATGAGTTAGGTTCAGTTCGCGACATTACGCGCTTACGTGGGCGTTATGCGTGGTCAAAAGACGGCACTGATTCATGGTTTATCACTGACCTTGAAGATGAATCGCATCCTGACCGCTACAGTGCACAATATCGTGCCGAGTCTCAGCCGGACGGCATCATCGGCATAGGTACATGGCGAGACTTCATCGTCTGCTTTGGCTCATCGACGATTGAATATTTTTCCCTGACAGGTGCAACCACCGTTGGTGCCGCTTTGTATGTCGCACAGCCATCACTGATGGTGCAGAAAGGCATTGCCGGGACTTACTGCAAAACGCCGTTTGCTGACTCGTATGCGTTCATCAGCAATCCGGCAACAGGTGCGCCGTCTGTATACATCATAGGCTCCGGTCAGGTATCACCAATCGCCAGCGCGAGCATTGAGAAAATCCTCCGCTCCTACACTGCTGATGAACTGGCTGATGGCGTGATGGAGTCTCTGAGATTTGATGCTCATGAGTTGCTGATTATCCATCTTGCGCGCCACGTCCTCGTGTACGACGCATCTTCAAGCACCAATGGTCCGCAATGGTGTGTGCTGAAAACAGGACTGTATGACGATGTGTACCGCGCTATCGACTTCATTTACGAAGGCAATCAGATAACGTGCGGCGATAAACTGGAGTCCGTGACCGGGAAATTGCAATTCGACATCAGCAGCCAGTACGACAAGCAACAGGAACACCTGCTGTTTACTCCACTGTTCAAAGCGGATAACGCCAGATGCTTCGATCTGGAGGTGGAATCATCCACTGGCGTAGCTCAGTACGCCGACCGCCTGTTCCTCTCTGCAACCACTGACGGCATAAATTACGGGCGTGAGCAGATTATTGAGCAGAATGAACCGTTCGTTTACGACAAACGCGTTTTGTGGAAGCGAGTCGGGCGCATCAGGAAAAATGTCGGCTTCAAATTGCGCGTTATCACGAAGTCACCTGTCACTCTGTCTGGCTGCCAGATAAGGATTGAGTAATGGCGGATTCGAATCTCAATGTGCCGGTGATCATCCAGGCTACGCGGCTCGATACATCAATCCTTCCACGCAATATCTTCTCGCAGTCGTATCTGCTTTACGTTATCGCACAGGGTACTGATGTTGGTAATGTGGCTAACAAGGCCAACGAGGCCGGACAGGGCGCTTATGATGCACAGGTCAGGAACGATGAGCAGGATGTCACCCTTGCAGACCATGAATCCAGAATTGAAGCTGCTGAAGCAACTCTCATCAATCATGAAAATAGAATTGCAGCAGCGGAAAGCACTCTTGCAGATCATGAAACAAGGATTACGGCTGCTGAAACAGAGCTGGCTGATCACGAGACGCGAATTGCTGCCAATGAATCTGAGTTAGCAAACCATGATGCGCGCATAACTCAGAATACAACCGATATCGACGCACTTGATACCAGGCTCACAGCGGCAGAGGGAAGTATTTCGACGCTACAAAGCACAGTTGGTGATCACTCAACAAGAATATCTGCGCTTGAGTATGCCACCACGCGCAAGAAATCAGAGGTTGTTTACTCTGGCGTATCTGTAACCATCCCGACAGCGCCGACCAACCTTGTTAGCCTGCTGAAAACGCTCACGCCGTCATCCGGCTCGTTGGCACCATTCTTCGACACCGTTAACAACAAGATGGTTGTGTTCAACGAGAACAAAACCCTGTTCTTCAAGCTGTCGATTGTCGGGACGTGGCCCAGCGGAACCGCAAACAGGTCAATGCAGCTAACCTTTTCCGGCTCTGTTCCTGACACACTGGTCAGCAGTCGTAATGCGGCGACAACAACCGACAACATCCTGTTAGCTACGTTCTTCAGCGTGGATAAAGACGGCTTTCTTGCCACAAATGGCAGTACGTTAACTATTCAGTCAAATGGGGCGGCGTTTACTGCCACAACCATCAAGATAATCGCGGAGCAGTAATGATTCAGTTCAAACCAACGCGAAACATCGACTTGATCGAAGCAGTCGGAAATCACCCTGACATTATTGCCGGGAGCAACAACGGTGATGGATACGACTATAAACATGATTGCCGTTACTTTGAGGTGAACGTGCACGGGCAGTTCGGCGGCATTGTTTACTATCAGGAGATTCAGCCGCTGACATTCGATTGCCACGCCATGTACCTGCCAGAGGTTCGTGGATTCAGCAAGGAAATCGGGCTGGCGTTCTGGCGATA